ATTTTCCAGAAGTAGATTGTGCGAATATTCTAACCACCTGTGCTAAGATTACAGAAAATCAATTGGCAAATTATAGAGATGGTTTGTTAATATATTTTTGCGGAAATATTGATAAGCCAGTATTTATACTGCACTCACAAAGAGTAGCATTTGTTGATAACTTATTCTACAAGGGTCATATGGGAAATGATTATTCTAAGAGAAAAATTAATTCTGCATATACTATTGAGCAAATGAATCAAATTTATCAAGAAGCAATAAAGGAAGATAAGGAGGAGGATGATAAAGAGAGTAATCGACAAACTGGAGGAGAATCGCGAGAGGCGGATTAATGGTGATGTAATATCAATACCATGGAGTTTACCTAGGCTGTCAAGAGTATTGCCAGGAATTGTTCAGGGTAGATACAGTTTGGTTTCGGCGAATTCGAAAGTTGGGAAGTGTTTTGCAAAAGACACTCCAATATTGATGTTTGATGGGACAACCAAAAACGTTCAGGATATAAACAATGGCGATTTGTTGATGGGGCCAGATTCCATTAGTAGAATTGTTTCTGGAAAGACTAATGGAACAGAACAAATGTATCTTATATCACAAGATCGAGGAATTAACTATGAGGTCAATGAAAGTCATATCTTAAGGTTAATGAATCTCAAAACTAATAGTGAAATAAATATAAGTGTATTAGACTATATGAAACTATCACTATTAGAAAAGAAAAGATTGGTAGCAGTTTATTCTGATCCAATAATTTTTCCAGAAAATAATGACGTGCAATTCGATCCATATTTTGTTGGATTATGGCTTGGCGATGGAAATTCATCAGATCTAGTGATAACAAATACAGATAAATCTATTATAAACTACATTTTTAGATTTGCTAAAAGAAACAACTTGAGAATATCTAAAGGATGTAAAAATAATCCAACAGATATTCGATATTTTCTAAGCTGCCCCTCTATTTGGGAGGTGAAAAAATTTGGGAGAACTTGGAAATTCAACAGCAGAGAAGATGCCAATTCTATAATAAAATCTACACATTTAGAATACATCGGAAAGTGTTGTAAAAATAAAAAATTACTTAATGGATTTGAGATAAACTTACTAAGAAAGAAGGGTGAATTTTTTGAGAATTTCTTTTCAGTATTTAATCGAGGTGAAAAAAGTGTTCCAATTCAATACAAAATAACTTCAATTGATAATAGGAGGAAGTTATTAGCTGGGTTAATAGATACTGACGGATATACAAAAAATGGAGTATCTTATGAAATTTGTTTTAAAAGAGAAGAATTATGTGACGATATTAACTTTATCGCAAGAAGTCTTGGAATATTGACCAGAAAAACTAAATTTCAAGTTAATGATTCTGATTATTGGGAGTTAAGATTATTTGGCAATCAATTATCAAGTGTTCCAATGAGACTTTCCAGAAGAATTTGTACTCCGGCAAAAAAAAACTACTTTGGATATAATCGAATTTCAATTAAGAAAACTGATGTATCTAATTATTATGGATTTACCGTAAATAAAGATAATCTGTTTCTATTAAAAGATTTTACGGTAGTCCATAATACTCAGATTGGAGACTTCTTATATATGTACCAACCAATAGAATGGTTATATAAAAATAAGTATTCTGGCAAGAAAATGAAACTTTTTTATTTTTCGCTTGAGATGAATAAAGAGAAGAAGCTGCTTGCTGCAATTAGTTATAAGCTATTTACAGATCATGGATATATTATTTCACCAGAGAATTTACAGTCAATATTTGAAAACTATACGATTGATCAAAAGATAATTGATTTAATTAAATCTAAGTCTTTTATTGATTGGCTTAAATTTGTAGAGGAATGTGTGGAATTTAATGATAGTGTACGAAATCCATATGGAATCTTTTCAATAGTTAAAGCATATGCAGAAAGTCATGGTCATTATGAATATAAACATATAACTATACAGGATTCAATTACTAATGAGCCAGTTTCAAAGAGAGTTGTAGACTATTATGTAGCAGATAATCCAGAAGAATATGTAGGAGTTCTCGTAGATCATTACAGCCTTATGCAACCCGAAAAAGGCGAAACCCTAAGAGAATGCATTGGTCGATTTAGTAGCGAATATGCTCTTAAAATGAGAGATCGATTTGGTTATTTCGTGGTTGGTATTCAGCAGCAAAGTGCTGATTCAGAGAAGCAAGAGTTTACTAAAAGTGGTGCTACAATTATTGAAAGATTGAAACCTTCTGCAGATTATTTAGCGGATTGTCGAACTACTTCACGCGACGTTGACCTAATGATTGGTTTATTTGCACCTGCTAGGTATAATATCAAAGAGTATAATTCATGGGATTTAGCTAGAATTGGCCATCAACATAGAGAACTTCTTATACTTCTCAACCGTAATGGGATTTCTAGCGCTTCTATTGACCTGATGTTCTTAGGTGCTTGTAATTACTTTGAAGAATTACCTAGAGAGCCATCTGAGAAGACTTATGAACAAATCAGACACTATCAACAAATAACAATTTAAAATACAATATCGTGATACTGAAAATTTTAATGATCATTGGAATTATATTCCTCACCTTAAATGTTCTGAGATTTATAATTGGCAATTATGCACTATTAAAAATGAAAGAAATGCCAATTTATTTAAAAATATGGAATGTAATCGAATCCTTATTGGTTAATGTTACATTAATTATATTAATATTAAGATATTACAAATGGAACTAATTGATTTAAAAAAAATACTAAAAGTTGGGGATGAGGTTTACTCAATAATTCATGGATCACTTTTAAGAATAACAGCTATTGATCCTAGCGATAGATGGTCAATTCGAACAAATCGATCTTGCTTTACAAAGTTTGGTCAAGTTATGTCCGAAGAATCAACTGCTGAATGCGTAATTTTCCCGTCGAAAACCGAGCGTGATTGGGGTAAATACATCCAAGAGAAGGAATCTCAAAAGTTATTAGAAGAAGCTAAATTAAAGTATCCAATTGGAATTAAAGTTTTGTGCTTATATTCAAAATCACTCAAAACCATCTTCTCACACAATGAATTATATAAAACCAGTGATGGTCGGATTTGGATTGATTGTAAGAATATTCGTGCATTAATTTTTGAAAACGGCAAATGGGCTGAAATTGTAAAAGAACCATTGTTTACCACAGAGGATGGCGTGGCTGTTTATGGAGAAGAACTTGTTTGGTATTGTAATAAAGATTATTATACTTCAGAAATAATTTCAATAACATCCAAATATGCTCATCCAGGAACTTTAAAAAACTTAATATATTTTTCAACAGAGCAAGCTGCTAAAGATTGGAAATTTAAAACTTTTAAAGATAAATCTCCATTTACTTTAGAACAGCGTGAGGAAATAATTCGTTTAATTAATATGTATAAATAAGAATATATGAGTGGAGAAATGATTGCAATTGTGGGAGATAGTAGTGTTGGAAAATCAACATCAATCCTCAAAAATGAATTATTAAATATAGTTGGATTGCCACCAGAACAGACATTTATTATCTCTGTTGCTGGGAAAGGATTGCCAACGAAAGGATGGAAACAGCACTATAAACCATTTCATCCGAAAGATGCGCCAGATGGCAATTGGTATTCGTCTGACAAAGCTGTTAATATTAAAAATGCAATGTTAAGAGTAAGTCAGTCAATGCCAGAAATTAAGTATATCGTACTTGATGACGTTCATTATAGCATGGCCTTTGGATTCATGCGTAAAGCTATGGAGAAGGGCTACGAGAAATTTAACGAGCTTGGTAAAGATTATTTTGAAATTATTGATACAGCAAGAAATCTAAGGGATGATTTGCAGGTATATTTCATTTGTCATAGCGAAGAAATTCACAAAGACTTTGAAGTTGTACGTAAAATGAAGACTCTTGGGAATATGTTGGATTCTAAAATAACTCTAGAAGGTTTGTTTAATATTGTATTATATGCAATGTCAGAATGGGACGACAAGGCTCAGAAGGGCAATTATTTCTTTGTGACAAACAGAACTAATGATTATCCAGCTAAATCTCCATCAGGCATGTTTGACAGTATTAAAATTCCAAATGATCTAGGTTATGTGTCTCAAAAGGTCACGTCGTACTATAATTAATTGGGATCGTATTTTCACCCAAGAAAAATTTGAATAAATGACACAAGAAGAAATAAATACTGGTTGTATTTTATTGGAAGAATTCCTATTAAAAGGAGGCTCTGAAATCTACGTTCAACGGCATAATCAAGACTGGTGTAGTTTAATGCCAGTTGTTGCTAAAGTTGAAAAGCTTGGATATAGAGTTATAATCTCTGAGAGAAATTGCACTATACATAGTCCATTTGTAAATAATACATTAAAATATTACAGTCACTCAGTACATTCAATTAACTCTAAAATAGAAGCAGTATTTATTGCATGTGTCGAATTTGTAAAGTGGTTTAATAAGTAAATTTTAAAACAAGTATATATGCTAAGTACTAATGGTATTGTAGTTAAGAGTGGTGAGTCAAAGTATCTCACCTATGGTGTGCAGGATGTAATGGTAGTTAGCGGAGAAGTTCGCGTATCTCCTAATGGTTACAAAACAGTTACTTTTGGGATGGAATCTCCAGAGGTTAAATCTGCAGGATTCGAGCCAGATCCATCGTCTAAACGTGGTGGTAAAGTTGGTCGTGTAGAATTCGCTGGGTATATCAACGAAGCTGAAAAAGACAATGCTGCGCTTGCTGAATTTCTCAGTAAAGTAAGTATTCTTGCTCAGAAACTTGGTGTGTTGGATGCAGTAAATGCTATTCAGGCCCCTAATGTTGAAGAGTATGTTGATCGTTTGATTCCAATCAT